GATGTTTCGATTTGGGTACCTTGTTCTTTATTACCGCAATATCATCTGTTTTCATACGTCCGCGTTTCTTGCTCTTAATGTTTTCTTCAAAGTTTGTATCATTTTCATTGTACTTTACAGAATGATCAGATTTATAATCTCCTAAGATAAACTTTAGGAGATTATTTCCGAGAACTCTTCTGAGCATCTGATAATATACGGGTGAAATGATTCTGTGTGGATAGATATCAATCCATCCTGTGTATTGAAAATTAAGAGAATGCAAGGCTATCTCTGAATTACAACGTGGACACGTTTGTCCAATGATATCCTGACCGATAAATGCACCACAGTCACATCTGTATTCACAATCCATAAACTTTGAAGAATTGATTAATTCCTCAATATTAGTGGGTGCATATTTATCTTCCTTCTTGATAAGAAATCCATTATTGGTAATCATATCAGTTAGATATTCTACCTCTAGATTGATTCTTGTTAACTTCATCTGGTATATATCCTCCTTATAATTGTTAACGCATATATTCGAAAAGCTGTACTACCATGTCCAGTAGTTCAAGTGTCATATTACCAGATTCATACACGAGCTGTACCCCGAGTAATGATGAGTCATTATGATTGACAATGGTATATGACGAGAGAACACAACGCATAATGTTCTCGACGAATGTATTAACGTTTTTATCGGACAGAAGATAGTTCTTTAAGTTATTTAACTTAATATACTTCTTAATCCCGTTCATATCTTTCTGGGTAAGTGTCTTTGTTGTTTGCGAAACAGTCTTACCCATAAGAATATTTATAAGATTATTTCCTTTGGTATCTTCTTCTGTAAGATTGTATATTCTCATTACAAGATGACGAACATACAGAAGAAGAATGTATTTCTGTTTAGTTGACAATGTGTTTGTCGATATTGATGTATGGAATTTATTATACAACACAGTGTCAATAAGTATCTTGGATAAATCATTCATTGTTGTGAGATTCTCCAAATAACAATCAACATGTGATAGATCTATTTCTAGAGCTATTTGTGCTATAATGATATTCAAATCTTTAATAATACAAGAGTATTCCCCTGGATTAAAAGATCTAATCATTGAGATTGGTGAATTTGAATTGATTGTATCTGACAAAAGTTGTGATACATCATCAACATTCACCAATGAATATCTCAATTGTGTTTTACGTATAAGGAATGCTGCTTGTGATACAATAGATGTTATAAGTCCAACACATGAATACGATGGACGTTTATTTATTGCATCCCATGCTGACGCGAATGTCAGTTTTATCAATCCATTACATAGTAAAACATTTCTCATTACGACTTGTGCAGTTGTTGGTGCTGTTACACCATCAATTGCTTGCATGTCATATACATTTACATTTGATGATATGGAGTGATCAACTGATTTGGATACGTAGTTATACAAGAGCACATACATATTTGGATTGATATTATTCATAATATATGTGTATGCTTCTGCAAATAACTCATACAGGTCTTTTGGAGAATTACCTGTTCCAATGATAAAGTGCTCAATAAAGATATGCATAACTTTAATCATGAAAGATACTATATACATATCTCTGAGAAAATCTAATGGGAATAATCCAATAGTTGTATCTCCGATATCATTTTCCTCAACCATTTTCTTTATCTTGTCCATGGTTCTCTCTGGAAACAAGATATCGTAAAGCTGATGATAATATTCATCAAATGTTACGATAGTAAACGTTTGAGAATCGGTTAAATATTTGGCGATTAACATTGATGTGATCAAATCATTGTCATCGTCATATAATGCCGTAAAGAAATTGATTTGCTCACATATGTAATTTTGCAAATCAAGTTTCTTCGATCTCATCTGAAATATCTGAATATTAGGATCAATGACATCATTTGGGAAGACAGCAGTGAAATTAACAAATAGCTGTGAACCGTGGTGCCTGATTATAATATCTTCGGGAATAGGTTCCCAATTAATGAAACGTGTTTTTTTGTATTTTCTGCCATTCATGCCGGTAGGAAATCCGTTATAGGGGTATGCTGTGCCGTGGTTAACATTGTATGTATATGTCTCATCCGGATCGAGCATATACAACAATGTTTTGTTGCTTGGTTCTTTCTTCATTAACCCAACCTCCATATATTCTATTAATTATATCTCAAATAAGACCCGAAGAGAGTATGCTAGTAAAACAAACATAAACATTCTTCGATCTCAGTTGTTCATCTAATTTTTGAACAATTACATCCGCGACATACATAAAATCGTCGACGATAGTTAATGCAAAGGGTTGGTTTACTTCCAGACATCTTTTGATATTTGTAGGAAGTGACGTCATGTACGTCACGTTTTTATTGTCTTTGAGTACGGGGACGATGTCCCCGTGGGTATATTCGATTGGCAATTCAAACGTGTTTATCATATTTTTTATTGCGGGTGAATTGTATTGTGAATGTATGATTAGTTTTCTTATTCCATTTTTGTATGCTGTGTCGAAAATCTTGTACGCATACAGCCAATTTGGTTTATACACATGAACTGATTCAACATAGTCCTTCATATCTAAAGATATACCAAACTCATTTTTCAACCAGAGTGTTACATCTTCAGATTCTCTATTAAGATAGCTCAGCAAGATGTCCTCATCAGACATCTTGCACGCTTTCTCATTGACTTTCTTTGTACGAAAATATTTCACAATATTGAATCCTGTCATCGCGATAATATCTTCGTACTGCATAATTAGGCCTTCTTTGCCTATGAATGAAAAGTCAATCATGAATAATTAGAATGGCTCTTCTGTATCAACTTCATCTGATATAGCTAATGCGAATTCTTCAGGATCCAGCTTATTACGGATTGCCTTCTTGAAACAAATCTCTAGCATATCGATCAAGTTGAGGAAATTTGCGTGGATATTCTTGGTACCGACAGGAATAGCATCAAGAGTGATAGTTCTTGTACCAGTCTTCTGATTGTCAATTGTAATCTTAACGCTACTATCGTTTCCTACAATTGATAGCTTTGCACCACGCTTTGTGTCAATCGACACATTGGTTGTTCCGGGATCACGTCCCTTTAGACCTGTGATCAAAGCTCGAACAATTTCAATGTTCATGAAGATTGACGGGAGTTCACCAGACATCTTCTGTTCATAAACATTAGCACCTGTTGATGGATCTTTACCAACAGCAGCTTTGCATGAAAGAATGGTATAACAACCACCCTTATCGGAGTTCCAGATAGAAACATCAATAGTTCCATCAGAACCATAGATCTTTCCGACACGGAAGTTTGTCTTCTTCTTTTCGCCAACAGCTGGACTGTTGAATGAATTGTTTGTCTGAAAAGCCATAACTTTTCCTCCTTTAAATTGTAGAATATAATAATGTTATAATAACTGACGCATTTATTCATCATCGTTTGAATCAGAATAATTTTCACGGATGGAATCAATTGCAAAATGAATGTTTGTTAAGTCATTCTTATAGATATCCAGAACTTCTGTAAACATATCATCATTCTCTTCATTATATTTTTCAAAGAGATTATCTTTAATGATTTCATCCATATCATGTTCAGTTAACATATCAATCAGATCTGTTAAAACAGTTACGTTGTTATACAAATCATTGACTGATTTAATATCTGTCTTAGATATGTTCATTTGTTGTTTGACATGGTTAACAACATCGATGAGCTCACATAAAACATATGCAGTTAGCATTTTTACCAATTCACCTTTACTAGGTAATTCTTCAGGTAAGTTATCACCATATGTATTGATAATATCGATTGCTTCTGCTAAGTTATCTATTATGAGACCAATTGTCAATTTCCAACAATATGGTTCAGTAAATGCCATATCACTAGAAACTAATTCAATTTCTTCTGTCAAATCATATGGTGAACCCGACCATTGCTCTAGCCAGTCGTATACTTCTTCGAACATAATATCATCACCTCCTTTCATATTAATTATATACTTATGGATTATAGATATACCATTCGAGATGATATCATTCCTCCATCTGTATCAGCTATGTAGACATCAAATAATCCGAGTAATTGTTTGAAAGGTGTCAGCAGTTTATCTATGGAATAATCAACATCAACAATCGGTTGAATCCATTCAGGTAACACCTTGTAATACTCGGGTAAACATATCACCGGTTTATGTTTCATTTTCTCATTATCAATTAATGATAAACGTAATACTTCTGCAATCTTTGGATCAGATGATTGATTTGATTGAAGTAATTCAAATGATAATGGAACAACAATTACACGGTCCATTGGTAAGATTTCTTCATCCGGCATTAATTCATTCCATAATATTGAACCACGCATCTGATCAGGTAATACCTTTGATGCATCATATGCTCCAATACCTTTAACAGAAGCAACTTTGAAATATGATGCATCTGTACTAATGACTCCTTTAAGTCTATCACGTAAAGCATAATACTCATCAAGTATTCCTTGAATGTCTACATTGTTAGTGGTTAATACATACTTGTCATAAAGCTTCAACATTATTGGTTCCAAGAATTCAGCAGCATCACGTTTCTTAAATGATAAACCTGTTACGGCAATATCATGAATATCACGAGGATTTCCTTCTTGAACAAACATTGATGCTGCATACATCTTCTTTGCAAATAATGCCATTGACAAGAATCCGAACTCATTCTTGAATATGAATTTAGCACGGTAGTATGGATCATTAATATTACAATTTTCAACAACATAACTTACCATTTTCGGGATAACATTCTCAACAAATAATCGCAAACCTAATGCTGATGCATATAGACAGCTATCTCGAAAGCTATCGACTCTTGCTTGGAATTCATCTATGTATGATGCAAAATGAACCATCAATGAATCAGTATCAGTAACACATACAATTACACGTTCCATATTATTAGCACGGATTTCACAATCATTGAGAATGAATGGATATAAACAGTTATCAACAATTGTTTTATTGATATAATCGATGTCCGATTTTATCTCATCCGGAATCTTTACACCATACCCAGCTTTATAAATTGATTCTTCTGTAAGATGCTCAAAGTCTAGTGGA